AAACTTCATGTCGACTGGTTGTTCACAGGTTGGGCACTCCTGGTCTTCCATGTTTTTTAAGCTTTCATACTTATCACGCATCATTACTTCGTGACTAAGTTCTGATTTCCAAGCTCCAATAGCGCCTATTACCCCTGCTGTGTCCACAGACTCCGGGTATAGACGAAAATCATCTCTGAGAGAAGTAATGTCTATTGACTTCAACTTCTCTAACAAATTATTATTGGTGTTGATTTTTTTATTTTTTTCCGAGATATTTTCAAAGTCTATTTGTAACTGACGTAAAGTCTGTTCGTCTTTATCCGAGATTTTTGGTAAATCCATTTTGGATAATATCTCTGTAGTCTCTAATTTGTTGTCTGTTAACCATTTAACAATAGTATCTGTTTTAGCAGTCAGGGCTGTTACTTCCTGCGTTGCACTACGTACTCCTTCCTTGAACACCTCGAAAAATGCGACGTAATCGTCAAGTTTTAATAAATCTATTAAAAACTTCTTACGGTTAGTATCTGTCGCAGTTAAGAACTGTAAACTTGTATTAGTATTCTGATAAACAAGTTGGGTGAATGTTTTGAAATCACAACCTAAGACCTCTCCCAAAGTCTTATAGGTGTTACTAGCAGTATGGCTACTTATATCTTCGCCATTTTTTGTTAGCTTACACTTTAGGGTTGCTCGTCTATTAACTGTGATGTTGTAGACATCAGTATCAACAGTAAAATCTAGACTAATATCATAGCCTTGATTTATATATCTATTAGCAATATCAGCTTTTTTCACATTCTTACTATTCTTGTTGAATAATACTTCTTCAAGAATAAGTGGAATAGATGATTTACCTACTCCATTTGTGCCTACTAGCTGTGTTAGATTTGCTTCTGCAAGATCGATTTCATTGTTTGACCCATAGGAGAAACAGTTATCCCAAGCTAACTTCTGTAGAATAATCATTGTACACTCCTATAATTGGTTTTATCTTTTCTTCTTCTAAATTTAGTATATCTCGTAAGTATACTACAAGTTCATCGCTCATGGACATATCAGAAGTAAGAGACAATGTAGCTTCTACATGTCGTTTTACAACTTTCTTGTCTAAGAGTTCTGAGTTCTTAATCTTTGCCAAATCCTGAACGTCGCCTTCGAGTTCGTAAATTGTATGGTCAAAGTCAGTCTGTATCATACTGTCTGGGTCTGATACAGTTTTTCTGATTAGCTGAGGTAAATCAAGTTCATGCCATGTCCATGACCAATCCTTGTCTATAAGTAAAGCACCTGTCTTTACTCTGTTCCTGTGGAAACTGGTTGTCATAGGACTGCCAGGATATACTATGTTTCTTTGAGTATTCTCGTGAGCATGTAAATCTCCAGCAAAGACAGTCTTAAACTTGTCAAACCTTTCTAATTCTACTTCAGGCATTACATGAGGGGGTATTTCCCCCCTAACATGCGTAAAAAGAATCTCGGCATCTATCGACTCTATACTGTTTTTGCGGTGCAAATCAGCATAAGGTAATATAGCCCAATCATCTTGTACATAAGTAGAGTCTATAACCTCTACTAATGCGTTAACATCTGAAGTTGCTTTCTTTAGGTTAGTAAAGAAAGTCTTATTCTTCCTAGTAGCTTCATGATTTCCGTCATAAATAATAGTAGGAATAGTTACCCTTCTTATAAAATCAAAGTATAGGGTAAGTTCGTCCATTGAGGGGACTCGATCAAACAAATCCCCGCCAATGATGTGCAAATCACAGTCATTTTCCAACTCAGTAATCTGGTCAAAGAACATAGTGTATCTATTGGTTGCCCAATCTACAGGTACGTTTTTCTGTCCGAGTTTAATGTGCCAGTCGGCTGTGTATAATATCATGCTACGAAGTCGTCTCCTGGTTGCCATTCACAACCTGTAAGTCCACCAGCCTGTAAAGACTGTAATGTTCTTAGTACTTCGTTTGCATTTCTGCCTGTATCTAAAGCATTTACTGATACATGCTGTATATAGCCTTCTGGGTCTATAATGTAAGTGGCTCTAAGAGCTACACCTTCATTATTATCAACTATACCTAACTCTTCAGCTAGGTATAATCCACAGTCAGCAGCTAAGGTATGGTTGATATTTCGTATTGCTCCAACAGCTGTTTTCCAAGCCATCTTACAATACTCATTATCGCCACTAATACCTATAACTTCAGCATGTTCTACAAGTATATCCATACCCGCAATCTCGGTCGGACATATAAAAGTAAAGTCTTTGGGGTAAAAATAAATTACCAACCACTCGCCGTCTACTTCAGACCACGTGTCGACTTCAACCATTTCATCGTTCAGGTCTACACAGTTAAGTGTGTAAAGCGGAAACTTTTGTCCTACTCCAATCATGATACGTCAAACTCCTCGTCTACTGTTTCGTTAGATTCTGCACCTTGAACTTTCTTAAGTAACTCAAGTTGCGCGTCAGCTGTAGGTCTTGGAAGAACGTCGTCCATAGACTTAAGGTCTGCGACAAGTTCTTGTTCCCAATCTTCTAAAGCTCTAGGCTTACATTTAAGCATTGCTAATTGATATTCAACATTGAACACCTGTGGGCCAGTCTTCAATCTCTTGAAGTAAATATCCCAACCAGTAGTCTGGTCTGTAGGATTTCCTAGCTCTTCCATTGCTACTAAAATTTGGTCAAAAAGTTTCCTTTTTAGATTAACCACTTTGATACTTTTATCAGAGTAGTCGATACCTTGGACTGCATAAGCCCAACCGCATTTTAGGTCTGGGAAGTAATCTCGAACATGGTCATGCTCGATATTGTTAAACGTTTCTGAATTTCTGTCAAAAGACAAACATTCCATAGGAATATTCTTGTTGTTCTCTCCTTTGATCCAGTAAACGTATCTTGGAAGTAAGTCACCTACTAGTCGTATGTGATGATCTTCCTTGTTGCCAAAGTTGTAAGTCTCAATTTTGGTCTTTTGGGCTGAGCCCTTCGTTGTATTAAAGCCAATAGCCATAATAATCTCCTATAATGTCTCCTCGTATTTGAAGTGGATTATTCCATCTCTAATCTCGAGCAGTCTGTTTTGGTTAATAGTGTTCTCACTTACTTGACAGTAAATGAGATCTAGTGTGGTGTCTTTTGTTTTTGCGTACTCGAAAGAATTACGGAATGAAGCAACACCTACATACTCCGCAACCTCTTTATCGCTAAAGGCACGCCCTTTTTCAAGTAGTGCAACTGGGTTAACCAGAAAGCTACTACCATGAAAGCTTTTTTCATAAAACCTAAAGGTCTTATCATAATAATTTTTAGGAATCTTTTTATAAGTCACAATCCTTAGTATGGTTATGATGTCACCAACATTGCCATGGCTTGCTTCTAAAATCTTCTTCCAGTCAAAATATATCATATATTATACCAATTTTTTGAGGGGTTGTCAAGAACTATTTTTTCCATGTATTTAATTCAAATAAAGTTTCTGATTACTTGATGTTCACCTTATAATCTTGTTTAACATAATATCCCATTCGTGCATTAGCCTGCCTACTAGCAGTTTTTCCTAACAAATGTATATCTACTATTTTGGGCTGTATTTTGCCCTCTTTTTTACGAATAACCCTACCGATTAACTGTGTAAGAAGTGGTTCGTTGTTTACTGGTGTAGCCAGTATTAGACAACTTAGCACATCTAGAGAGATACCTTCTGAGAAAATTGACTGCGTACCAAACAGAATATTTCTGTCAGCACCCATTCTCCTCATAGTATTTTCTCTTTCCGTAAAATCCATGTCTCCGGTTATGCAGACTGCATTTTCACCAACCAATCGTTGACACACTTTAAGGAATGAGACTCTATCCGATACTACTAGTACCTTATGACCTTCCGCAGCATATGTTGACGCAATCAGAGCAACACTATGTATATATTCTTCGTTCTGTGCTAAATGATTGATTCTTTCTGCCCAAGGAGTAAACGATCCGTCAAGGAATCGTACATCACTTTTGATACAATCTATTTCTGGAATCATGTAGTTTTCTTTAGGCGGTTTATGTACGTTCTGACCAAAGTAATCCCTGAATACTACGTGTCTGCCGTCCTTCCTCTCTAGTGTTCCTGTTAGTCCCACTTTGAATCTTGCTGGCATTTCGTCTACTATTCGGGTAAACGTCGGCGACGAAACATGGTGCATCTCGTCTAGGATTACTGTCCCGAACAAATGTTTTATCTCGTCTATCCTGCGGTATAAACTCTGAATGTTTCCCACTACTATCGGAGACGAAGTGTTGAACTCCCCGCTTCCGATTCTCCCTGCCTTTATCCCAAAGCATTTTTGTACCTCTTTTTCCCACTGATTACGTAGGTTTGTAGTATGTGTTACTACTAATGTTTTCTGACCAAGCTTAGCAGCTATAGAAAGACCTGTAAAAGTCTTTCCCCAACTTACCCAAGCGTTAATTATAGCATTGTCTTCTACTGCGTCGTAAACTCTCTGCTGGGACGCACGTAATTTGAACTTAAATTCAGGAAACACCGTCGGCGCTTGTACGCGCTTATCGATAATCTCGTAGTCCTCTGGTATCAAATCAATTCGCCCGACAGGTATGGAAACCAAACCTTCTTTTAAAGGGCGAATTGTTTTAATTATCATAGGTGGGTCTTGCGGCATACGAGGAGGCAACGTATAAGTCAGCTCCTGCTCTAGTAACCCAAGGAAACGACTGTCGCCTTGCAACTGTATTCTGTTGCTTATGACTGCCTTCATGCACCTAGCCTTTTCAGTAACTCTAGATCTTCATCTCTCCAACGCATTGATTGAGTGTGATGGTTATTGTCCCATGGGGAGCTCCACCCTGTTTTCTGTTTTCTCTCTATAACATGTTGGGGTATATAATCTTTCATAACTTCTCTCATTAAATACTTTGTAGTACCAGCTGCGTACCCTTTAATGTGTTTGAATCTTGTTGCTGTAGGAACACCTAAAACATAGTGTACATAGCGCTGAGTAAGTAGAGGTATTCTAGCCTCCATTCCAAATAATCCGACTGTTTGGTCAGTTGCTAGGATATTCTGTTCGGAAGTTGTGAGCAAGTCTATAAAAAGACTCATGCCCATAGGGTCACCCTGCTCTAGCATATTTTGGGGGAACCATCTTTTATCTTTCATACTTTCTAGCATTTGTAAACAGTAGGCTGGGTCAAAACGTTTGTCATGATGTAAATATCCTGAGTATAATTCATCTCCGCTATCTCCTGTTAATACTACTTTACAGCCATGTTCGGCTGCTGCTCTTGCTAGTAAGTATCTAGGGGCTTGTCTATTATGATCTGACCATGCGTAATGCGTGCCTGCTAGCCAGGTCTTACCTAATGCTATTCGTTGGTCTCTACCTAAGTCTACTTTTACTACTTCTCTGCCCCATAGTTCTCCGCTTTTTATAGCCATTCTACTTTCTTCTTGGAAACCCATGTGTTCATGACTATTTCCTTTTTCGTTACTATAACCGCAAGTGAAAAGCGTGATATCCTTAGTACTTTCACGGCATATAGATGCTACTAATTGGCTGTCGAACCCGCCACTTAGAAATATTGCATGTTTGTTGGTAGAATTACCATAATTTGCTACTTTTAAAATAGACTCTTTTGTTTTTTGTATAAAATCTTCGGGATTAAACTTATCTTTCCTAAGTACGAAGTAATTCCACAGATTGTGTCTACGGAGTTTCCAATTATTAGTGTTGAATTCCAGTACTCCACCTGGTTCTACTTTATGGTAGCCTTTCCATATACACTCGTCTCCCATAGAGCCAAATTTTCTTTCATTTACATTTAGTTCTTTATGTAAGAAAGATTTACAACTTGTACTAAATTCAAAGGTCTTTCCGTCATACCCCCACCATAGAGGTTTTGTTCCAAATTGATCTCTAATTAGAACTAATTTCTCCAGTTGTGGCATATAGTACATAATACTGCCATGCCAGTCTGTCCATTCTAAAACGGAAGTACCGTACTTGTCCAGCATTTTGCCGAGCCATACAGTATCGTTAGGTATTCTAGAATCATACATCTCTCCATTCAGCATGACTATATTACCTTTGTCAGTAACTATAGGCTGCTTTTGACCCGCTCCTGTTATATCAAGTAAAGCGTGCCCAAGATGTATTTTTGCATCTCCCCAGAAAGAAAGAGCATCTGGACCTCGATGCTCTTGTTTCTTTAGCATTATATGTGCTAAATGCTTATTGGTAGTACCTATAAATCCACACATCAGCTAAGCACTTTCCAACTAAGAATAGTATCAGGGTCAATATCGTCCCACCTCTGAAACTCTATATCATAAGCAATCATTTTATTACTTGTAGGCAGATTAGTAAAGAGTTGATGTTTTTTAGGTATCACATCATAACTAAGTGTCATTTCTCTACTTTTCTTTGTACCAGAAATAAGACTAGTGTACTCTACTAAGCAGATGTGATTCTTCATTTTCTCTATAATTTTATCTATGTCCACGTTTTCTCCAGTTCGGTATACCCACCGATTTTTTCTCCATCAAGTATTATCTGAGGGAATGTTCTTGCATTGGGAAACTCTTTCGCCATCTCTAGCCTATCAAAGTCTCTATCAAGTTTCTTGTACATGGTTTTTACGCCCTTCTGTTGGCATAGCTTTAACGCCATCTCACAGTAAGGACAGTTGTCTTTTCCATAAATTATTGCTTCCATTTTTCTCCTAAATATGTTATCCCAGTTATCGGAATAAGCTTGACTGCTAGGCTTAGTCTTTATGAGGTCGCCTGTAATGTCGTTTTTTGTTGTTTTCATATCATACACCAAGTGCTTTTTTGTTCTTCAACTGCAAAGTCTCGAATTTCCCAAGGAAGCCCTCGTCTGTATACTATACCTGCCCATGCTACATCCTCACTAGGTGGGGTTGCTACTTCCATGAGCCTGTCTATACCTTTAAACTTTATCATTGTTGCTACGCCTCTTTTGAAACGCTTTGTTATCTTGTGGTAGTGTATTTTGCACTTCTCTGTTTTTTCATACGCTATCACTCTGCCATGATTATCAACAAAGTTTTTTCCTCTATGTTGACTCATGCCTATTATATCTCTTATCATATACCTTAGGGAATATAAATTTTTCATAGGAGTTTGCATTCTTCTTATACCTAGAGTATCTCCTACCATATTCTTGTCATCTAGCACCTGATTATCTAGCCATAGAATACCATCTATTAGCTCGACATTCTCACTATGTATAACGTAAACTGGGAAGACTAAATCTTCCCAAGTATCAACTCTATCTTGCATCTTGTTACTCCCAAGAGTCCAAATTCTTCGCTGAGACCTTTGTCTCGCTCGTAAACTTTTACTAAGTCTGCGCTTCAATGAACTTCCTTATTATCGGTTCAGCTTCCTCTTGTGGGGTTGGTTCCCATACCCATTGCCACCCATCGTACCCATACTCGTCTTTCTGTGTTCCTAGGTATTGTAGCCCAGGCATAGACTCCTTAAAGTAATTTACGTACATATGACCTGCTTCATACAAATCCATGATGGCATGTTCTACTCCCTGTACTTTTACTCCCCATTCTGGAGCCCATAAGCATGGAGATTCTTTGTTCTTATCTACAGGAAATAAATGACACTTACTGTCAGTAATCCAACCTTTGTCCCAGATTGAATATCTCCTGCCATATAGCTCTTTAGCCAAGTGTGGCGGAATTATCCTTACACATGCTACTATTTCGCTATCTCTGTTTTTAATCCATAGAAAGTAAGACTCTTGATCTAACGCATCTATAGGATTCATAATTCGTTGATTGCCTACTACGAACATTTCTACTCGTTCTTGGCATGTTTTTGCATACTCTTCTTTTGTTATGCTGTCGTAATGGAATAATTCTCTAATGTACCCGTTACTGTATATCCTTCTTGCTATTGCTTTTCTGCTGTTATTTTCCATTGGTGGCTGTCCGGGTTGTGTTGTGATTTGTAGTTATCTCCATAGTTTATTCGTCTATCTTTATTATCTAGATAACCTCCTGCTTCTACATAGTATAAATTTAAGGTAGTTAATGAATCAAGTTTTAATCTATGCCTGCCATGGTATGTCTCGGCAGCGTTAAATATTACTGCATCTCCTTGATGGCAGCTCAATATCATACTAGGCTTTTGTTCTCCCTCAATGAGAGGGTTATCCTGCCCTTCGATAAATCCCATAGGCCAGCTATCGTCACTAATCTGTATTATTACAGCGTGTTCTGCTTCCCACCTGTTTCTATGCCACCCCAAAAAAGAATGTTTAGCATATCTTCGTACCATTGAGTAACTAAGAACAACATCTTTGTTTAATAAGTTTGCTACTGTGTCTCTGTAAACGAGTCCAATTCCATCAGATAAAGGGTCTCCGCCCAGTTGAAAGTGTGTTCCACTTTTTCCTTTATATCTGCTTACATTTCTATTCAGTATACGTAAGTCCATATACTTATTTACTATATCACACTCATGAGGACTCATGAAAGAACTTTGCTTGAAAGGTTTCATTCCATGTCCTTCATTATCGTACTAAAATACTTGATACCCTCCTGGTAGCGAAATACACCATCTTGTGCTGTCTTTTTCGCCTGCAATAACTCTAAACACTTGTAACATACATTACAAGGCTCAAATCCTAATAATTTTCCATTTTTTCTTATCTCGCCTTTAGGCTGATAACAAGTCCATAGTAACTCTAACATCTTCGGCTCTTCTCGCATAATAAGTGCATACATTTCCGCTTTAGTTAAGAACTCCAATGGGTTTCGTACTTCAGGGGTTTCTCTACACGCTGATAGTTTAACTCCTGTTCCATCTAAGCAATCACTAGCGTAAAGAGCCATAATCTTTCTGTACTCTCTAAACTGTAATCGCATTCTCATGTCATCTTCTGCATTAGCTCCCATCATGAACCATTTGAACTTGATTCCTCCAGGTGCGCCTAATACTACTGACATAAAGGAGGATAGTCCCGATACAATAATCGGAACTTCCCTCGTGTGTGGTAGAACTGATAGCATTGATTTATCGTTACCATATGGTAAGTTATAAAACTCTGCTTGTTTCTGCGTATAAAACGCCATGGCGTCCGAAAACATTCCACCGCGTTGTTCATACCAATATACACAGAATGGGTGCATGTCAGGATCTCTTTGCGTGTAAATTAGAGCCGCTGTGGACTCTACACCTGCGCTGAGAGGCATATAGGTATTAGTTCTAGGGTCAGCATTATTTATTGCGTTAACAATATCGTCCGATGACTTAAGAGTCTGATTCTCTAGTTTTGGTACCTTAATTTTTGTTGGCATTGCTCTTCTCCAAGCTAATCAATACATTCGTTGTTGCCTTGTCCCGTAACAGAGTCATATCCTTTAATGGTTTGAATTTGGCGTTTACTAGTATCTCAGACACTACGTAATTTTGAGGTTGCGCAAGGTTAATTAAAATCAGTGCGGCCTCGTAGGGGTCAATAAAGTACTCCCCGTCCTCAACTCCATCTAGGATTGCCGAATTTGTCCAACCCATACTAACATTGTGTAATCTACACTTGTTAATATGCGGGTAGTTAACAGCAGCTTGTATTGAATATTCTCGTAACTCAGTTTTGTCCTTTTCGTATATGTCTGAACCTATACTGTAATAACTGGTAGCTGAGCCAGTGCTAATAACAACTTTATTATTATGCTTTTTCCATTGTGTATGTAATATCTTCTGGATCTTGTTCTGTATTCGAGGCACCCAAGCGTGATTAAACACGATATCTGCATCAAATCTTAATATATCGTTGAGAACGTCGTCCCCACCTTTCATTAGATCAAAACCATTACTCCGTGAGTAACCCCTTACGTCAGCGCCATGATGTAAACAATACTGATAAATTTCTAAACCAATACCACTTGTGTGTCCTGTCACTGCTACTCTTTGTCCTCTTAACATATCCACGATCCTTATTCTCCTACAATTGAATTAAGCTAACCCACATAGTCCCAAACACAAATACTGCTAGAATCGCGAAGGCTATATCGTCTTCATACCCTTCCAAGTTATGGCGGTTGATTCGTAAACAGTTTGTGTATATGCTATTAGCTGTTCTTTTTATTTTTTTCATTAGTTATAATACTTGTCCCACTTGTCAAAACTGTAGTCTTGACCTATCTCAAAGTCACACCCCACAGGACAATTGGGTATAGAAAAGCCTCTGTCCTTCTGGACAAAAGATTTCAGGTTTTTACAATAGACGTCCATTTCAGTCTCTGGTACTTCTGCAAGAATTGAATCGTGCACAAGCCCGAAGATTTTGGACTTCATTCCAGTTCTATTGATGTAGTGTTGCATATCTATCGCACCCAATAGGTTGATGTCCGATGCGACGGATTGTACTAGAAAGTTAATTCCACTTCTTACTTCGTGAGACGCAATACCTTTGTCCTTACTCTTGGCATTGGGAAGCCTACGCTTCCTACCGAATTCGCTGTAAATGAATGCATTGGCACGAATAAACGTACCGCAATCATCTAACCACTTCTTCAGATTGGGGAATGACTGGAAGTATTCTGAAATAACTGTCTGAGCATCATGCATTGAGAACTCTGTTCCAGAGTCCTTCGTAACTTGCCATGAGATTTTAGC